AAGAGGGTTTAGTTGGCGTAGGTAAAACTACTGGATTAACCGGCGCAGAATTAAAGTCCTTAGGCTCTGATTTTATAGACCTCTCGGATGATATGCGAGGTGTCTCAACTCAATCACTTTTGGAGCTTGGAGAAACCGCTGGACAACTAGGCGTTTCTGGATCAGAAAATATTTTAAAGTTTTCTGGTGTAATGGCAAAAACTTGAAAAAGGCTACAGATGTAGCCGGAAGAGAGGGCGCTTCTAATATCGCCAGACTTTTAACAATAACAAAAGAAGGTCCTGGAGTTATTGATCAATTTGGATCCGCTTTGGTTGGCCTTGGTAACAACTCAGCAGCTACAGAATCAGAAATTTTATCAGTAGCAAGCGAGGTTGCTAAAGGAACAACCGCTTTTGGATTACAATCAAAAGAAATATTAGGGCTGTCCGCAGCTTTAAAAACTTTAAACGTTAGACCCGAAGCAGCTGGGACAGCAGTTTCGAAAGTATTTAAAGGAATTGAAAAAGCTACATTGGACGGAGGAGAAAGCCTTCAAAATTATGCACAAATAATGGGTAAAACCTCAAAGCAAGTTGTTGAAGATTTTGGTAAAAATCCAAAAGATTCATTCGTAAGCTTTATTGGTGGTTTAGATAGAATAAAAAAAGAAGGCGGTTCTGTTGCTCAAGCTTTAAGAAATGCTGGGTTAAGCGGAGAAACAGTTTCTAAAGCTATCGTTCCTTTATCTACGAATTTTGAAATGCTTAATAAAAAAATGTCTCAAGGTGCTAAATTTTTTAAAGAAAATAACGCATTAAATGAAGAGTATGAAGCATCAACAAGAACAGTAAACGTGGCAGTCAAAGATATTGTTAAATCATTTACAAATTTAACACTAAAAACAGCTACAGCGGGGAGTGGTTTGGAAACCTTGCAGACTGTTTTGTTCTTTGTTTCTGATAACATGGAGACATTAGTTGTCGTTGCTGCTAGTTTGGCTGGCATAATGTTAACGGTTAAAGCTGCAATAATTGCTTCAAAAATAGCTCTATTTGCTTATAATGTAGTTATGGGTGTTAATAGCGCAATTACCCAAACAAACAAAAGAGCATTAATACAAAACGCTGTGGCTCAAGGAGCTTACAGAACCGCTATGTTGATAGGAACTGCGGTTACTTGGTTGGCAAATTCTGCGTTTGTAGCAATGGCAATTTCTGTTATCGCAGCCACATGGCCGATATTAGCTATCATCGCCGCTGTTTTAGCAGTCGTTTATATATTTCTTTATTGGGATGAAATTGTGGCTTTTTTTCGGGGAAGCAATTTACTAAATTTACAGAAATGCTAGGAACGGCCTGGGCTACAATTACTAAATTTTTTCAAGAGTTTGATTTTTTAGACTTTTTCAAAGGAATTGGAAACGCATTGATTACTTTCTTGCTGCTTCCTTTAAAATCCATGTTGTTTATTTTATCTCAATTGCCTGGCAAGCTTGGATCTTTAGCAAGCGTTGGATTGGACAAGCTCAATGAAATGGAAGCGAATTTTAATTTGATAGGAATGGAGACGAAAGCGGTGTTTTGCCAAATAGTTCGCAAGCAGCAAGTCAACAAACTACAGAAACAATAAGAGATAGTAATGTTAGAATTGACGTTAGAGACAAGGGTGGTAATGTGGAGAAAAGTCTTTTCAAGACGGAACAGCGATTCCTATAAGTATGCAAAATACTGTAGGAGTTTTAAACTATGGTAATTAGGTAATTAGTTAATTAAAAATAAGCCATGTCAACAAGCAAAAAATAAGCCATGTCAACAAAAGATATAAATTTATTTGAAGGAGGATCTGGAGGGGAAATGAGAATTTTAAATTCTGATTTACTACTTACAGAAACCATTTACCAAACTATTTATTTGGCTCTTTATGGTGGTAATGTTGAACAAGATACAACGGAAGATGAAAGCGATTTGGAAGAAAATTTTGACTATTGGGGAAACCAATTATTTTATTCTAACAATCCAGATAAATGGTTTAATTCACAAACGGAAAGAGTTTTGTCAACAGTTGCATTAAATGGCGAGGGTAGGAGGTTAATTGAGGATGCAGTTAATGCGGATTTACAATTCCTTAATAATGTAGTTAATTTTGAAGTTGAGGTTAGTATATCTTCTAATAATAGAGCGGAAATAGCTATATTCATTTCTGAATTTCAAAATCAATCCGATAGGCAGTTAAAAATGGTTTGGGATAATTCAAGAAACGAGTTGATAATTCAAGAGATTATATGAAAACAATAATAGAATTAAAAGAGCAAATATCTAACGACCTTAGAAACCGTTTAAATTTGTCTGATGATAAGCTTAAAAAACCTTAGATGCTTTGTCTGGTGTTTTAGCAGCTCAATTTAAGCTTGCTTATTTAGGTGTTGAGGATGCTCAAAGAAATCTTTATCCAGATACAGCGGACACTTTTGAAAATGGCGGATCTCTAAATAGATTAGGTAGTATTTACCTTAATAGAGATATAAGACCAGCGACGTCTGCAATTTATAGAGTTAATGTTACAGGCGTAGAGGATAGCGTTTTGAGGAGCGGACTGACCTTTAAATCAAATATTGATTCATCAAATCCAAATAAGCTGTATATTTTAGAAAATGAATACACGCTTACAGGAAATAATAATTTAATAACGGTTAGATCTGTGGATGGCGGATTGGATTATTTTCAAGACAACGGAAATAATTTAACGATTACGGAGCCAGTTATTGGTGTAGATAAAACGGTGGTAATAAATAAACCTAGTAGCGGAGCTATTTTTACTGATCCTTTAGCCGCCGAAACAACGCAGGAATTTAGAAATTCTATATTAAACGCAATTCAATTAGAACCACAAGGAGGTTCTAAATCCGATTACCGAATATGGGCTTTGGATGCTGCTGGAGTGCGCTTTGTTTATCCTTATGTAAAAGACGGAGAAGCTGGTACGGTTCAAATATTTGTAGAATCATCTGGTAATGGAGGCGTTCCGAATCAGGCTATTTTAGACGAGGTGGAGGAGGTTATTAATTTTGATCCAGACGAAACCAAACCAACAGCTCAAAGGGCAAGGAGACCAATACAAGTTCATTTAGAAGTCATTCCTATTGATCCTATAGATGTAGAGATTAACATCACAGGATTAGATGATAGCAGCACATCGGTAAGGGATGCAATTGAGCTTAATTTAGTAGAGTTTTTAAGGAATGTAAGGCCGTTTGTTGATGGATCGGATCTTCTAAGAAACAAAAACGATATTCTTTATTCAGCTAAACTTCAAGGAGTTGTTAGCGATGTTTTAGATCCAGATAATTTCTTTAATAATTTTAGTATGTTAATAGATGGAGTTTCTCAAACTAAAATTATTTTTAGCAGGGAAAAATACCAAACCTTATAAACGTAAATTATTTATAATGGGTAAAATAAAATTCGCAAGATCAAAAACGCAGCACGGCTCAAATACCCAATTTGGATATAATACTCCTCATAAATATCCAGCGGATTCAGTGCAAACTGAGGATGATATTATAGTAACCGAGCTTACTAATTTAGTTGATGAATTATATCCTACTGGTAGAGCTTTTTATAAGCCAAAAGGAGGCACTTTTGATTTGTTGCATGACGCTATTAATTTAAGTTTTTAAGGTTTATAAATGAATACAACAACTTAATAAATTCTAGCATTCCAGATAATGAAAACTTCACAAAAGAAGATGCTTCATTTTTGGAATACAAATATGGATTAAGCGACCGAACAGGAAATGATTTAGATTTTAGAAAATCTGCTTTAAGGAGAAAAATTGGTCATCCAAACAATATAAAGGCTAGACAGGGAAGGAGTTTTATAGAGGATCAGTTAAGGCTTTCTGGATTTAATGTTCGAGTTTATGAAAATACACCTACATTTAGTACGGGCGGTGGCGGTATTAGTATTACTGAGCTGGTTCCGATATACAAAACGCCAGGAGAGGTTAGTGGCTCAGTTGTAGATGCAACTCAGCACGGAGGAGATACTCAGCATGGGGAGGGAACTTTTCATGGCGGAGTAACCTTTGAAGTTGTTGCAAACAAAATAGATCCTGATGAATCTTATGGAGTTGGTGACAACTTATGGGCCAGCTTTTTTTATTGGAGGGGATGAGCTAGGTCAAACCGCTGTAATTCCAGAAAGCAGAAGGCGGGAGTTTAGAGAATTAGTATTAAAATTAAAGCCAGCCCATTTAGCTGCCTATATATTCGTTAACTTTACAAATTCATCACTAGGAACAATACAAAATTAAAAAATAAAGTAGCAACAAACAAAAAATAATAAAATGGCTAGAAATAAAGCAACCTTACAAAACATAGACCTTTCAGATCCTTCAAACTATCTAAACGGCAGGATAAAAGATAACACAGGCTCTGGAGATGGGACACCTGTTAACGAAAGAGTTTATGGGGATTTTCATCAGCTATTCGCAAAGCTTATGAATTTATCTGGATTGGCTTTTAATAATTTACCAGAAAACGAAACAAACGGTTATCAGTTTATTGACTCACTAAGAAATTTAGCTAGTAAAAATGATTTAAATTATGAATTAAGTAAATCTGGAAGCGTTTTAACTTTGCCTATACGATTAGGTAAGGTGACCAATAACGAAATATTCAGAGCAAAAGCAACTTTTAATAAAGGTAGCGAAACTACAATTCGTGGTACTTTAGACAATGCCAATAAGTCGGTTACTTATTTAGGAGATTTTAAAGAAAATGAATATGTAAGGTTGATTAACACAACCGCAAGCGTATTAATTATAAGGGAGGTAGACGCTTTTAATCTTGGAACAATAGTAGAAGAGCTAAATTACTTAAAAAGCGGCTACACAAGCTCAAGAGGACTCTGGAAGCTCCAATGAAGTAGCTACAACGCCAGCAAGAATAAATCTGTTTTACAAAAGAGTTATCGGCGATGATAGTGATGATTATTTAGCAAATACCAATCGAAACGGCTTATTGTCTTCTGAATTTGGGATATAATTAATGGAATTGGAACGCCAGCTTAAGGAATAGAGGTCGTTTGTCTTGGGAGATATATCAGGATCTTCACCGGGAACAAATTTAGTATCTAATGGTCAAATAAGTGCCACAGTTACTGCATCAGGTAGTGGAAGAAGCACTGTTGACATAACTTTTGATAATGAAATGGATAATATGAATTATAGGCTGGATTTTAACGCTGAAAGTTTAGGAAGTTTAGATTCAGACAATGATTTTAGAGGTTTAGTTTTAAAAAATAAGCACAACTAAGGCTAGTTTTTTAATACAAGAAAAGCGCAAAATGTCACACAAAACATACAAAATTCACGTTGACGTAATACAGCTATAAAATGAGAACAATAAGAGATTTACCAATCGTACAGGACGGAAATAATACTTTATTTCCAGACGGACAAATTAAAAACGAAACAGCTACAGACCCAGGAACACCTGTAGTTCGTGAAATATATGGAGATGTTATAACTAACATTTATAAAATAATAAGAGACGCAGGGATTGATTTCACAGAAACCGAGGACAGCGAAAGCACTCAATACCAACTCCTTGATGCTTTAAAAGTTTCACCAATGAATTAAACGACACTATGCAAGTGTTAACAGTTAATGGATTAAAAGTGTCTATTAATGTTAGCCTTGATAATTTACCAAATAATTATTTTTATTGGTCAAGTTTCTGAATTATTAGCATCTTCGGAAACTTACGATTTGACAGGCACAGGAGATAACTCTTATGTTTTCAGTACGGATTCAGACATAAAGGCTAATTCTCAGGTTCTTTTAGTGATACAAAATTCATCCGTTGCTAAAATAATTGACCTATCAAAAGAAACCGTTCAAAAACACTAATCA